ATGATGTAGAAACTGGGGGAGAATTGGAATTTTGGGGAAATTATAATATAACCCCTACCAAAGGAAAACTCGTTATATTTCCAGCGGAATGGTTTGTTCCACTTGCAAATAAGACACCGATATCATGTGATCAATATTTTATTCAAGGACATATCTATTTGGATTTTGAGAATAATTCCTAAGTTATAATATTTTCTGTTGTGAAAATAATATAAAATAAAGTCATTCACCTATATATAATATGATTGAATCTTGGTATACGGAAAATAATTTTGATATTTCAGATGTGTTTGAAAATGTGAATGACATCACGCTTTTATTAAATTCTGATAAATTGGAAACAATTGCAGAAAAATATGTATTTCAAGTGGCACAATTTTATATGCTAAAGAAAAATATTGCATGGGATTCAAATGTGCACCATGTTTCATTTTCCAGAAATATAGATATGCTCACAGTAGATGAATCTGCCATATTATCTATTTTAATATTTCCAGAAGAAAATAATAACCCAATTATATTTACGAATGTCGATTCCGAAGATTATAAATATAAAGATTTTCCAGAAGAAAATACTGTGACTATTTGTATACCAAACCGAAATAATCATATTGTATTTGATAGTTCGAAATATTATGGTGCTTATTCTAGAAAACCATTGAACCAAAAATTCTCTAGCGGTATAAAAATTAATGTATGGGATCATAAACCAGACAATCTAGCATATTATAATGCCACTATATCAGAACCAGTCGATATCAATCAGTTTTATTTAGATACATACCAACAAAATACTACAATACATAATGAAACTATATATTCGTCGAATCTATTAGAAGAATTATTATTTAATTCTACTACATCCAATGTTCCAATTGATAATATACTATCTAAATATAATTCTGCACCAAACACAATTATAGTAAATAATACAAACAATAAATTCGATTATTTATACTTTACAGAAAAATATGGCGCAATTGCATCTGATATTTATCCATTTTACGATACTAATACTACCAAAATAGAAGAATCTAATAGATTTTACCGAAAAAAAATAGTGCAAAACATATTATCACATGATGTATGTTACTGGATTATTAATGAGTGTGAATCTCAACAATTATGGAACGATAATTGTCCGTATGGAAATTACAATACATATCTTAATTTAGATAAATTGCCATCTATCACAAGCTTTATATTGTATGTATGTAATTTTTGGTTAATGTATATTCGAAAAACTTTTGATATGGAAAGTTATAATGTAAATTTAATGATTCGAGATATTTTTATATCTAAATTTAGCAAGAAAATAGTGAATAATGATGTTAAACAAGTGGATAATACATTTTTAGTATTAACTATATATTTAAATGATAAATTAGATTATGTTGGTGGAGAAATAATATTTGATAATGATGAAGACCAAATAGTATTAAATCAAGGGGATATGTTAATACATAACGGTAAAATTGCAAGAACGAAGGGGGATGTTTCTGATGGTGAAAGATACGCTTTAGTTATTTTAGTAGATATTTATCCATAAATTATAAATAACCATAAATTGCATATTTAATGTTATTCTCATGAATAAGTTCTTTAAAAGGAAACCACCATGAATATGGAAACATTATAAATTTACCTTTTACGGGTTTGATATGATATTCATTACAGACAATAATTTCACTATCATAATCATTAATAAACCACATGTATACAAATAATTTTTGTTCTGGGTGATAATCTTGAATAATATCGTTCATCTGAAAATTGTTTATTTCTGAATTATCGATTCTAGTAATATCGAAAGTAATTTGATTTGAAAAATGGATGTTAATCAACTTATAAGGAAACCCATAATTTTTATCCGGTGATATTATAATTATATTTTTGTATGTTTTTATTTAATTCTTTTTTAAGAAAATTATACATTTTGCTGAGTTTGCCTTTATGATAGATATTTAACTGTGCAATAGATTTATCTGGTTCAAAGCATTCTTTATTAAATAAACTCACCATTTCATCACATAATTCAGAAGGTATCGAATTCGGATTTTCATATATATATTGTGGTTTAGAACACATGCATACAGTATTTTATAATATAAACTATATAAAATATATATACTTTATATAGTTTATATATTTGAATTATAATTATGGCAAATTATTTTAGTAATGGAACCGCTTTATCTACTATTATTAGATCCGCAACGGATCTTACTTTTCGTAATAACTTTAATTCAAGATATACAACTGATATATCTTATGCTACCACACTTTTAAAAATTGGATCAAATATAGATGAAAAACAGAATTTGACTGGTTATCAATATAATGGCACTGATATATCTACTTATACTATTGCATATTATACAGAGCATACTGCGAATGCGACTCCTTCTATTCCATCATGGTGCACCGCGATAAGAGCGGTATTGATTGGTGCCGGCGGTGCAGGAGGAACTGGAGAAAGTGCAAAACTTAATCTTGTAACAAATAATTATGATGTATATACGTATGATTTTCAAGAAAGAAACGTGTTTAATGGCTACGACAAAATACGAGCAAACTATACTGTGCCAATTAAGTTTCAAGACGAAAATGGTGTTATATGGGATTTAAACGACTTATCAAACTATAACGGACAAAGAGATATTGCGAACTGGAAGCGGACTCTTAATTTTAATGAGGGTGGTGGTAGACAGAACAGCGTTGGATTAAAAATTACTGTTCATTCACAATATAATTTTACGAGCGGTTCTGCTTATGGTGCTAAGGGTGGTGGTGGAGGGTATATATATTTACCAGTGCTTAGTGTAGCAAGCACTCCACAAGTTACAGTTGGTAGTGGTTCTACTGTATTAGTTGCATCTGGTTATACTTTAACTGCTTCTGGAGGAGGTGCTGCAAGTTTAACTACTGCAGGTTCAGGTGGTGGGACTGATGCACAAGTATTGTCAGTTACTCGGGATAGCGGCAAGACTAATGGAGACCCCGGGACAAGTGCGAATACAGTTGTTGGAGCATATTCAAATTATGGGTATGGTGGTGCAGGTGGTGCGCCGGGTAATTCAGCTGGTGGGAGTCTTAAGACACAAACCCCTGAATCTGGAACTGCTGGAACTGCTGGAACCGGAGGGTATTGTCGTATTTATTACTTGGCTAAACCTATAAATGCGGTTATACCGGGTGTCGGATCGAGCTTGAATTCACCAATAAACTATTTAAAATTAGAAACCAATTCAACTGATACTGGTTCAACCCCAAAAACGATAACTACGAATGGAACCGTAACTTATACAACTGTCGGTTTCAAAAAATGTGCATATTTCGATAATAATCAGAGCAACCATTTAAGTTTTACATTTGATTATGCTACTGCCGATTTCACATTTTGTTTTTGGATAAATGTTAAAGATTCAACCTATTATACTGCAGTCGGAATCGGAAATGAAGCAAGAGGTAATACAGCATTTCATGTGGATGTTGGTCTGGTCAATTATTATAATCATTATAATTCAGATGGCATATATGGGTATGTAGCGCTGAATACAAATAATCCATGGACTGTGTTAACCGGGTATTGTTGTAGTAATAGTTCATATATTGATACATGGACTCATGTTGCATTTTCAGTAAAACAAACAAATAGTGAATATTATGCAAAGCAGTATATAAATGGACAATTTATATCTCATCAAAATGGAAGTGGAACACTAGGAACTGGATGTAATTTAACTCCTACTACTTGGAGAATTGGCACTTCAGCGGATAATGCTAGAGGATTCTATGGATATATTAGAGAATTTTGTGTATATAATAGTGTATTGTCAGACGCCCAAATACAACAAGTATATAATGCAACTATGTAAATTATATAAATAATAAATAAGTATTATATCCATAAATGACCGAAAAAGTTACACATGTCGATAACTACAAAGTTATTGAATATGAAAAAACAAATATATTTTTAATTGAAAATATATTAGACGATGATTTTTGTTTAAAATATCGAAATATTATCGACAAAATACGGTTAAATAAAGATGTGTATGGTTCGGGAAATAATGTAGAATGTTATAGTAATTATTTTAACAATATCAAAGAAAACGATTATAAATATTATTATTCATTTCCATTAGAAGATGTTGAATATAATTCCATGATTACTAAATTAAAACAAAAAGGTGTTTCTGTATCTACCAATCACTTAAATGGAATATGTAAATCCGATATAGAATCCTATATTTCGGAAATCAATACAAAAATGGAATGTATTGGAAATATTATGAAAAATATTAATTCCTATATACATTTTAACTGTAATAGTGGATATATTTTAAGAAAAATATATGGTAAAACCAGAGCACATCAAGATGGACTAAATCAGATCCATGATTCTAATGTGACTTTTATTCGTGAAAATAAAAAAGGCGAATATAAAATGATACGAAATGCAAGTATAGTATTTTCTTTAAATGATGATTATGAAGGTGGTAATTTCAAATTCCCATATTATGATGTTTCGATTCGATTAAAAAAAGGGTCAGTCATTATATTTCCACCATTTTGGACACATACCCATGAAACGGATGATTTAATGAATAATACTTTTCGATATACCATTACCACATGGACATGTGATAGTATAATATAATGTATCATATTTTTAATATATCATATTTTTAATATATCATACATTATTATATTGCAATGTTATCAGTAAATATATGTTTTGCATTAAAAACCTTATTACTATATTCATTTGTAATTGTGCTAATATCTGTTATATAATGAGTGCATAATCCCATAGATCGCATTAGGTTAGATCTATTATATCTACTAATCCATTTTTGAATTAAAAATGATAATCCTAAATGAACCATATGTTTCATATAATACACATGATTACTGTATTTAATAATTCCCTCTGGATTGCATTTATGAGCGCCCCATCCATAATTCATTTGATTTACACTTGGCCTTAAAAAACAAACTAGTTTATTCATGTTATTTGCATAATCAAATTTATTTAACTCATTTAATTTTATATCAGATAATTTTGGACATTTACTTTCTCCCACAATTCCAATTCCACGTGTCCTGATTATAGTGGTTCCTAATTTTTCTTCGGCATTTAATTGTTCTTCATTTATACATAACCATTCATCCATGTCTGCCATAATTATCCATCCTTCCTCAATATCTTTCCAACAATTATTTTTGATTTTCAAATATAGACGATCGTCAATTATATTACCGCTTGACCAAGATATTACATTACAACCTAACGTTTTTGCGATTTCAACAGAATTATCCGTTGATTCATTATCATAAATAGTAATTTTACAGGATGGTAAGTTCGTCTTATAATGATTTATTGTGTGGGGTAATATAATCTCCTCGTTATAACACAGTAAAAATATATTAATTATCATATATTTTTAATCAAATTTTTAATTTTATATTATTTAGTCCTAGATATCTAAAGACACAGTGTTTTTATCGGATTTATTCTGTCTTGGTTTACGATTACTTCTTTTCGGCAAGTTACCTTCTAAATCTTTCAAAGAAGTCACACTAATCATTGAATCCCCGCCGTTATCCATCTGAACAGTATTCGAATTATACATCGTATTAGCATTATTCACCGGTTTAGTTTTTAATCCGGATAAGATATTATCGATATCTGCAGTTTGGGGTCCGCGCATTTCTGGTCTTTGTGTAGTAGATGCATATTGGCTCTGTAAATCTACTCCTTGTTCTCTAAACATGGTTGAACGATTCGCTGCGGCTAAATCTGGTCGGTTAGAAGTAAATTGCATCTGTTGTCCTGCCGGTGCAGAAGGGACTTGTGCACGATTCGCTAAATTACCCATATTCTTCGTTTCTACTGCAGCAGGTGGTGGTCCATATTTCGTGGAAACTTGTTCAGGTGGGTTCATCATATTTTTAGCAAATTCAAAGGTAGGACTCTGTTTACTCATGGTATCTACAGCAGCATTGGTAAACATACGCATTAATTCAGGACTCTGTTTCATCACATCACCAAATCCAGGAGCAGCAGAACTCAACATCTTATTACTCATATTCACTACAGCCGCAGAGAATCCTAGACGTAGTAACAAAGACAATTCGGGTGCCATTTTACCGCCCTTGTATTTCTCATGTAATTCCGCAAAAATCTCTTCATAACTATCTAAATCTTCACTGACTTGTTCTCCCCATCCATCCAAATTCAAATCAAAAGGATTCAACAATGCATTACCATACTCTAAAGTATTCACTACAGTAGTAAACCACCATCCTTGTAATTTAATTGCATCTTTCTTACGTTTATCTTCTAAAGCACCTTCATATTCATCTTCAATCTCGTCATAATTCGAATCCATCGTAAAACGACTAGTGTTTTTAATCGTGCCTTTTTCATACCATTCTTCTAATTTCTTAATCATCATTCTCTTCTTTCTACGTTTTTCTCTTTCGGATAAATTGATAGATCCACCACCAGATTTCATAGGAATATCTGCACCCATTTTTGTAAAACCATCCCAGGTTTTGCTGGTATTATTCACAGATTCCGCAGTAGCTTGTCCTAGACCTGAATCGGTTTGTTCTAAAGGTGCACTAACCGGTTCTGCTTTCTTACCAAAATTGAAAAAATTACCAAAACCGCCTAAACCACTGATTTTCTTGGATTCTGTAGGAGCAGGAGCTGGTGCAGAAGAAGATCCAGGTCCTAATCCAGACAATTCATTCAATTCATTTTCTAAATTATCTAATTCGTCTAAATCAATTTTAACACTGCTCGATGCAGCAGCACGTTGTTTATCATTCATTAAAAATTCAATTCCTCCACCGAAATTCACAGAGCCTTGTTTATTATCTAAATCGTCTAGACCAATATCAATGACTTCCATCTTTATTATGTTTAAACCACATTATTTATATTTATATTGACCGCATTATAAATATATTTTATCTCTCTACTTCTCTCATTCTAAAATTCGTAATTTTTTCCTAAAATACCATATTCCTTGTAAAAATGAATCTGCTAAATCATCTTGTTTTATAGGATATTGTTCAAAAAAGGATTTCCATTGCGAAAAACGATCGTCCTTTAGCCATTGTAAACAATATGCGATACCATCTTTCTTGTGTTGTTTATAATTCGGATTTGCAATGCCAGTATTCTCTCCATTATCTCCATTCTCTCCATTTTCTTCTTTTTTACCTTTTTTCCCCTGTTTTTTTCTCTCTTTTTCTTCTTTTTTACCTTTTTTATCTTTCTCTTCTTGTTCTTTTTTTTTACCTTTTGTTTTTCCATTTTTTTGTTCTGTCTCTCCAGTTTCTCCTAAATAATCTCGTAATTTATTGCTAGAAGAAATGAATTCTATCGTAGGGACATTCTGCAAGATAAATATTTGTGCCAACATCCCTTGCACCGTTTTCATTTTATTAGCAATGGGAGAAATCTGATTTTCAATAATCACATATTCCATATTTTCCAAATCTAATTTCGCTAAATGATGCACCATATTTTTCCCAATTTGGACAAAATCCGGTGAAGATTCCCGTTTCACTTCCACTATTTTTTGTAATACATGTTCTTCTATCCATTTCAATATTCTCTCGATTTTATCTGCCCGGTTTTCTTTAGTTGCAAGAATATCCATTCCATGTTTTTTCTGGAAGCCGATGAGAGAATCTACGGATAATTTTTTTATAGCGGATTTTTCGAATTCTTTCGTTGGTATCAATAAACCTTTAGCATGTTTTTCACAATAAAACATTTCGCCTAAAGTATATTTCGCATTTTTACCACACACTTTAGCTTCTTCCGGTTTCTTTGTCTTTTTTTGTTTTTGTTGTAAAAGACAATTACATTTCCGAGAAACCGTTGACGACTCAGCATCCGCTTTTAAAGAAATATCAATCACATTCCAATCTACAATAGAACATTGAGAGATATCGAATATACAATATGCTAAATTACGTATACCAATATCAAAACTGATGAGACGTGTCATAATAATCTTTATTTTATATCAAAATAAACATTATATATTTTTACAATTATATCATATATTTGTTACTAAAAGTGGTATAAAATAATAAAAATATATATATCCATCTATACGATGTCTAAATCTGTAAAATTCGTAGATGTTGATTTATATGAATATCATCCTAATTTCGGGCATGATTATACAGATATACAGGTGACTACAGAATATATTGATTCGCGCAATTTTTTTATTGTGATCAATCGATTAGACCAACCAAAAGGTTGGAATGAAACTCTGCAAATTATGGTGTATTATCGTAATAATCAAATTCATCAAATTATTACAGTAGATCCTTCTCCCGAAACTCCTCAACTGAAATTCCAAATACAATTAGGATTCGATATTTACGAATCTCCGGAACCTACTAAATATTATCCTGCATATTCTCTCGTGGAAAAAGACGCGATTGCAGTAGAACCCATATCGAAATCCGTTTTCGAAAATACATTTCATACTGAAATATACGCTAAATTACCAGATAATATGTATGCAGTAGGATTGATGGATGGTAAGATATATATGTATAATGAAAGATTCGGATCTTATTATGAAATCATACATAATATCAAACTAATTGCCCGTATTTTTTTCACCTATTATCCGAAAGAAATCAAATACCATTTTCTGATATGTTCCAATGACGGATATTTTGAGAGACATTATTTATCTGAAAACAGAACCATTCCTAGGGTATGGACAGATGCAGATTATAATGATGGACAACGTGTGCATGTAGAAGATCCTCAAGAATATCCATTATTATATTCAGGCAAATGGATATTCGGAATGTCGAATCACTTGAAAATGCCTTATACGATTGATATTATCGACCGGCATTATTTATATTGTAATTTATATAATTCTTTTCGATCCTTTCATCGTGGTATACCATTCCAAGAAAAAATTAATAAAATCATATTTGCATGTCGTGTTTCCCGCAGTAGTAAATATAATTTCTTGCCAGCTCATGCGAATATTGAAATGACACAACGGGAATATTTTTATAGTGATGCAGTATCGAAAGAAAATATAGTATGTGAACGAGAGAAATGGATTGATAATCGAGAGATGGTGGAATATAAATATATTCTGGATGTAGATGGTAATGCTTCCACGTGGGATGCGACTGCATGGAAAATCAATTCGGGTTCTGTTATTTTCAAAACGAAGAGTCCATGGAGACAATGGTTTTATGATGATTATTTACCATGGGTGCATTATATTCCAATTGCAGATGATTTCTCTGATTTGCAAGAAAAATATCAATGGTGTGAAACCCATCCATTAGAATGTGAACGTATGGTTATACGTTGTAAAGATTTATTTCAGAAAATATTCCGATTTTCAAATGTCATTGAATACGTTAAATCGATGATTGAGAAAACTCGAGAGAATATGTCTTAGATTTTTATATATGCAAGAAATATCTCATACCTTTGTGATATTATTTAGAGAAAGCGTATTATTATAAAATATATATTATTTATATATTTTACAATGTCATCCAGATCACGTTCATCGTCATCCAGACCATCTTCATCGACAAGAACAGAACCGATAATAATAAAATCGAGAGAAGATTTATATAAAATTCCAAAAATAAATGGAGTATATCATTTAGTTTCTGCGGATTTGAAAGATGCGGATTTACCATTAGAAGATTTGACTGGAGCCATATTAAATAAAGCAAAGCTCGGAAAAGCACACTTAATCGGTGCAATTTTAGAAGGATCACAATTAGAAGAAGCAAATTTAACGCTTGCAAAATTAGAAGGTGCAAATTTAAAAAATGCGAATTTAAAAAAAGCAATTTTACGAAATGCAAAGTTAGAAAGTGCAAATTTACAAGATGCAAATTTAAAAAATGCAGATTTAGAAAGTGCAGATTTACATAGTGCAAATTTACAAGGTGCAAAGTTAGAAAGTGCAAATTTAGAAGATGCTACATTAATGCGTGCAAATTTGCAAGGTGCTGATTTACGAGGTGCAAAATTAAAAGATGCAGATTTACGAGGTGCAAAATTACAAGGTGCAGATTTACGAGGTGCAAAAAAAATACCAGAAAATGCTAAGTTAGAAGGTGCAATTCTGACAGACGAAGATTATGAAAACAGAAATAAAAATAATGTTTGGATTTCTGACGAACAATGTTCTGGTAAAGAAGATCCAATTACTTTGGAAGAAATACCTGCGGATAGAGGTTTTAGATTAAAAGCAGATGAAAACTCTGCGGATCCAGATAGTTTAACAAATTGTTTTGATGTGGCTAGTTTGGCTAAAATGATGAAGCTAAATAAACCTTTACTTAGTCCTCTAACACGCAAAGATTTCACAGAAGTGGATAAAGAACGTATCCGTAAATACATTGAACTTCATGGAGGAAGAAGACAAAATCGAAAATCCAATAAAAGAAGAAACACCAAAAGAACAATCAAAACCACACGTAAGAATATGTCTTACAAACGGACGCCGTATTTCTGAACTAATTCAGCTTGTGTCATTTCTGGTGCAATCTTTCTAGAATCTAATCTTTCTCTCGATAAATATAATTCTTTCAAATCGGATTCTTGTTCTCCCATGGCTTTAGAATCATCTTGCACAGAAGAATATAATTTAGGACTACCTACATATACAGGTGGATTGACATCTCTCACAATAAAGCCAGTATCATTACACGCTTCCACACGATTATGTTCCATTAATTCTGCAGCATTTTGTTGTAAAAAACGACGATATTGCCAGTTGGATTGGATATTATTTTGCTTTAAAAGATGATTATTCACAAAAGATTCAGGTTGCCAAGAACTAATGAGAGAACGACCATCATTCATGAGTGGTGGAAAAGATTGGAAACGGTTATTGGATTGATATCCAAGAGTAGATGCGGGTAAAGTTTCTTTTATAGTAGGATATGCACATTGTATGTTGTCGCCTTTTAGAAATGAAAACATGATTTAAAATATGTTTCTTTTTTTATATTATTTGAATATAAAAAAAACTCTTAGAAATTCGGTCCATCTTCCAATAATTTCAATAACTCTGCACGTTTCATTTTACTGGTATCTGCTGCTAATCCTTTACTAATGACCAACATTTTGAGGGATTGCACATTCATTTTCTGGTAATTTGTATCTGGTTTTAAAATGGGTGCCACACTTTCTTCTAAATCTATTGTTTCTATTTTTTGTTCGGGTTCTGGTTCTAGTTCTTCTGATTCGATTTTGATATCTTTTAATTCGGGTTTTATGTCAGGTTTTAGATCATCGATTTCAGCATCGTCTTCTGACTCATAGTCATCGTCTTCTTCTAAATCTGTTGTTTCTATTTTTTGTTCTAGTTCTTCTAATTCGGGTTCTGCGTCAAGTGTTAGATCTGTTATATCTGCTTCTTCTAAATCTACATGAGAGATTTCATCTGATTCAGACTCAAAATCAGAATTCGATGATTTCGAATCGGAAGATTGGGAATATACTTCCGAGTCATGATCATCTTCTGACTCATCCTCTATCTCATGATCTTCTTCTACTTTATCCAACACTACAATTTTTTTATAAGGACTAGGTTCTGCAGGTGGTGGTGTAGATAAGATGATATTTTGTCGATTTTGAGGAGAATGCACAAATGATTTTATAATACCAAATTCTTTCAATAAACTATCATACATTTCAGTTATCATGAAACTCTTTTTCTCCAATGTTTCAATACGGTTTTTAAAATGAAACACTATTAGAAATATTAATACAAATGTTATGCCTAAACTCAAGTAAAATATACTTTCTATAAAAGGAAAGAACGCCATTTTTATACTATTCTTATACAAGAAAATACCAACTCTAACGAATCTGAACGGAATCTACAATTTTTGATTTGGTTTTTTCTCCCAGAAAGGTATAACGAATATGAATCGTATCGAAGAAAACATACCGAATACTTTTGGTCCTGCATCTGCATCTACATCTGGACCTGCACTTATATCTTCATCTTCATCTTCATCTTCATCTTCATCTTCATCTTCGTCTCCGGGTTTCGAATCGAAAATGGACTCTAAAACGATAATTATTATTTTATTGATATTTTTCTTGGCATTAACTTTGATAGGAAGCACTTTAATGAATATTTTAGGCAATCTTGCAAAAATGATTTCGGATATAGTCATATCGGTTTCACAAAGAATATTACGATCATTCGGTTATAGTGCAGGAACTGCTTTAAATGCCAGTTCTGACGTTGCTGCGGATGTATTAAAAACTGGAGTAGATCTTACCGATGGTGCAATTCAGAATATTGGAAATTTATTAATAGGAAACACTCCACCACCAGAAGAAGCAAAACCATCTTTAGAAAAAAGTGTTCAAGAGAAAAAACCAGAACCACCAAAAGAATCAGAACCACCAAAAGAACCATCTCCAGATACTTCCGAAAATCCAATACAAAAACCAATAAGTTCCGATAAATCGAATTGGTGTTTAATTGGTGAATATCAAAACAAGCGTGGATGTATTGAAATTGCCGATTCTGATAAATGTATGTCTGGCCAAGTATTTCCATCACAAAAAATGTGCCTAAATCCAACATGGACTCCATAGAATGAATGTCTATTCTATCTATACTGCAGTCACTTGAAAATCACCAAAAGTAAAACCAGAAACAGATGTGCTAGGAGTGATTGTGCAATTATAAGATGGATTTTGTATTAAATAATTAGAACTCACATTTGATATCAAGGATACACGCATAGAAGCAATTCCTCCAGTATATGATTTCGGAAAACCAATAGTCCCATTTAATATAATATCGTAAATATATCCAGGAGTAGCTTTTAATGTTATATTCGTTAGATTTAATAATCCAATATATTGGGTTCCCAAAAACCGGGTTTCACTTGCACCTGCAGATATATTTAATGTCATTTCTTTATTATTGGGAATAATTGTATTACCATATATGAAAGAATTTCCGTAATCACTATTTATAGGAACTAGACTATTATTATAATAGGCTTTTATAGAAAAAGAATTAATAACGATCGAATTTATGGATTGATTGACATGATTCGCCTCTAGAACACCTTCTATCTGTATGGCTAATGGAATATTTAATAGATTAATATTATAACTCGGATTTATAGCAGCATTTGTAAACATTATACTGGCGATATTGGATAATGTATTTCCAGTAGTATAAACATCTGTATATTTCACTGAGACAATTGGATTTGTGGGTTCTTGCCCGTTTACTACTCCATAAGAACGTGTTAATACTGGGTTCTGATAATTATATAAAACCACATTGGGATCGTAAAACAGCGAATTAACCCCGGTATTAGGCACTCCAGCTGCAGAAGCAGAACTAATAATTGGTTGACCGTTACAATTATACACCTTAAAACCTTCTGTTTCGATTACTGTATTGCCTTTAATATATATCTTGGGTGCATTTCCTTTTACTAATTGAGACCATAACTGTTTTTTACTTAATTTATTGGTTTTAGTATTTCCGCTATTATATTTCAACACTTCCGCTTTTCGACGCATATCCAATTGGAATTTCGTGAAATTCGTGGTTTCATAAGGTGATATTAATGTTTCTCTAGATGGGGGAACGTTTAGTAATTGTTCTTTTCGACGTTGTTGATATAATGTGCAAATATCGGTGAGTATATTTTGGTTTGATGCCATGTATTAGTATATATCCCTAATATAAAAAATAATATTTTATTGTAAAAAATATTATTATATATTTTTACTATAGCCTAAATTTACTCTAAACTATCGGACTACATTATACCATCCAGTATACCAAGAGGTGGATAGATAACTATAGTTTCCAGTTGCACTATTCACTTTACTCTGACTATTTACAGTTAAATTAGGTCCAAACATGACAATATTATTGATTTCAAATACATTTAATGCACGACTAAAGTATTGTAAATTAGAAAGACTGCCTGCGAATCCACCATTAGCAGCTACTAGGATATCATAAAAGTTTTGTCTAGGTGCTGCATTCATTTGGAGTCTTTTAGAAATAGATCCATTAATATAAGTGTCTAGAATAGTGTTCTGTAGACGATATGCTACATGCACCCATTTATTCAATGGCACGTTATCAACATCTATTACTGAATTTCTATTATCTACATCATCCATAGCAATACGTATTGTGCAAACTCCATTGGCATCCATGATAGCATACATACCTGGACCATTAATTGAGTTTGATCCATCTGTATTAAATGTATTGGGTCCTTTTACAAATATAGTGTAATATTTTCCAGCATCAGGACTCAATTTTAAATATAACCATACGGACCATGTAAATTCTACACCGGTTTTAGCATTGTCGGATCTTATAATCGAAACCGATTTTTCCACATTTGGATCTTGTGGAACAGTCACTGATGAATGACCATCCAACATTCCCTTAATAATATATGGACTAGTGGATGGCTTCGTTAAATATCCAATCATCGAAATACCCAACTTGAATAAAAATAAGAATAAAATGAATACTAATATAATAAATGCAAATTTAGCAAATAAACCATTACTTTCTAAAAATTCATTACTGGCATTTGTTACCCCCTTTTGGGAAAATTCGCCTAAAGTATTTTGGACACCCGTCTTTGCATTGTCTAAACCAGTAGAGATAGAAGTGCCAACGCTAGAAATAGCTTCTTTCACATCATTCGTATCTGGAATATATGTTTTAATTTTTTCTACGATTGGTTGTTGTTGTGGTGGTGGTGCACTCATATTTACAATTATATTATATTATATCCGTAATATATTTGAAACATTTTCCAAATAAAATAAATCCATTTAATAAAAATGGATTTATTATTTATATTAGGAATCAGTCATATTAGAATAGTGTAATGGTTTTTTCTGGATTGTTATTCTTGGAAAGTGTCATGCTCAATCCATAATTGGTCAACGATCTAGTAGTAGTTCCACTGCCGTTCAAGTAATTGTTCCATGCAGTTTGTGGATCCATAGGATCGGGTAATATCTTGAATCCAGCAATATAAATATCTCCAGTGCCAAATACAATTTCACTATTTTTAGCAGGCACTTTAACCGTTTGACCTAAATTGATAGATTTAATGAGTTTTCCGTCTAAATATAAATCTACAATATTTTGATTAATGCTAATTACCACATATTCCCATCTTTGTAATGGGAAATTTTTGGTAATTTCAATAGTAGACGAATTATCGTTACTTTTCTTTATCTTCAAATTCAGCGTAGCAGAACTGTTTAAATTCAATTCTATATTTGAGTCTGAATTACCATTCGAAATTGGTATCTTAAAAATAAGATCTCCACTTGCACTCAAATTATTTGCATATACCCATACGGCATAAGCACAATTGATACCAGGAGCAGTAGTAATAGTTTTCAATTCTATAGGTTTGGGTTTAGATCCTAAATAAGTCTGAGAAGATACAACAGATGTAGGTGCTAGTAATGTTTTGTATAATACATATAAGACGATCACTAGAATAACGCCTAAAACAATGAAAGTATAATTCATATTATATAATGTTATCGTAGATTATTTACTGGGGGATTCGACATAAATAACATATTATATGTTCTGGCGATTTGTGCAGAAGTTAATGGTGTTCTGAAATAACGAATATTACAGATTGCCCCGGAAACATTTTTCGGTTTATCTGCACCGATAATAATTTTATCACTTTCATCTGTTTTTGGAAAATTATCTTTTAAATCCATAGTTCTTGCTAAATCTCCATTGATAAATAAATCTACTTGGTTTAAATTATAATTGAAAACGATATAATGCCATTTTTGCGATGGCATTTTTACAATATATTCTGGTAATGGTATTAGTGTCGGATCTTTTTTATCTGGATTATTCAAATTGTTCGATAACATAAATCGCCATTGGTCATTACCTAAATAAGTGATACATGGTTTACCGTAATCATCTTTTGGATTTGCATATTGGAATATAATTGCTTCTTTTTCTGCAGTTCCTAAAATGGTTGGATTAATATAAATCCACATCGATAACGCATAATTCGAATTATATACCTTAGGAATTGTCGCCACGTTTTCTAACTGATCTGGTGGTAAAGGTGCATCTATCTTCCAAGTTTCACTGGTGGCTATAACATTCGAAGGAGACAAAAATGCGACTTTATCCAATAAAGAAACTCCTTTTGGCACATAAATCAAATGGAGTAATGATGGTAAATATATATACAATAATACCAATATGATTTCGAATATAAACAAGATAAATACCACCGATGGAGTATTTTTATATTCTGAAAATAAATATTTTATATAATCTGTAATTAAACATGGTAAATAGAACATGAAATTAATGAAAAATCCAGACCAACCTCGTTGTTTTTTAATTGCATTTGCAAATACATTATAATAAATCGATAGTCCAACTACCAATATTGCAAACGCAACAATCAAAGTAACATACGATAATGTTTGATTTACAGTAGATTTCGGCGGTGTCGTTAGATAAGTATATATCAAATATCCAAACACAGCAAATACTGCTAGAATACCTACAATAACCATCACCGTTATATCTGGAGGGCCTTGTCCTAACATGAAAATCGCGAATAGAAACGGCAAAATGACCAATAAACTTAATTGAAACGGTTTAGAAAAAAACGCTTGTGGATTTTGATTCGCAATATATAAAATAGTAGCTACATATCCCGAAAATCCAGCTATAAATAAATATCTGGAATATTCTTGCATAATTTCCCAGAAATTAAATGAAGGTGATCTTATTGTGCTTAATATATTTTTATTGGAAGAAGATTCCATCTTACCCTATTATATTATACTTTTATCTATTTTTTTACAAATTCTCTATTGTGGTTTTCTTGCCATGACATTCTCTACATAAAGCCACTAAATTATCTATATGATTGCTGCCGCCATATTCTAAACGGATCTTATGATCGACTTCAAACCACGCGGATAATTGTTCTCCACAATCACCACATTTCCAATTTTGTTTCGATGCTACGAATTTTTTCTTGGTTTCACTGACTGATCGTTTTGTTTTTTGTGTTGTTACAGTTCCACCAGATTGTAAGATACGTTTTTCAGCGTAACTTGGCCCTAGATTTAGAACTGGATTTTGGGGATTGTTGCTAACTTCGCCGTAGGATTGTTTTGCAGTAAAATCTAAAATGGGAGAAATGAAACTACTCGTATTATGATCAATCGGTAAATATTTTAAATATTCATTTGAAGTGCGAATCATATCTCCAGCACGTTTTGGATTCTTTTTTAACAACCAATACAATACAAATGCGCCTAATACTATACCGGCCATCTGATAATATTTTTTCCAAGACAATAACAATTTATAGTATTTACCATCCGTATATACATTTGCGACTAAAAAGGCAGTAATTAAAAATAAAATGATTTCAATACGCATTATATATTATTAGGTTATAATGAATATGGATTATAATGAATACGGATTATAATGAATATGGATTATAAGGAATAAATATAAGTAATTGCAATAAAACATAAACAACAAATAATTATCCCTAGAATAATATATTTCTTCTGAATACCGAATTTTCTTGAAAATTGGATTTCTTTTGGTAAATATTCGCCATAATATTCATCCATATGTTGTATTAACGTAGATTCTGGTAAGTTCATAGTTCGATTCATTCGATTTTGAATAAAATGGATCCAGAAAAAAAGAGAATCGCGGTTGGCTAAATAGGGAGTCACTGGAAAAGAATCCAAGATTTGACTAAATTGTTTCTCCCATTCCGTATGTGGAATAAATAACGGTAAATTATGAAAGAAATCATAATATTTTCTTTTTGTTACTGCATTTGGTTCATCTGGATATGTATGTGCCACTGTTCTTAGAAAAAACCATAGATGCGGCATCCATACACTCGGGTCTAAATCCTTATTCATAAACTATATAGAACAAACAGAATAATAAATGTAAAAATGAAAATAAATAATGGATGGAACAATAATAATACAGAAGATATGTCCGATATTTTCTGTAATAATTGTGGAAAACCTGGACATTTATATCATCAATGCAAAATGCCGATTACTAGTATTGGTATTGTAGCCTATCGTATTCGTCCCGATACGTTAGAAAGAGAATATTTAATGATACGACGTAAAGATACTTTAGGATATATGGATTTTATGCGCGGAAAGTTTCCAATATACCAGAAAAATTATATTATGAATATGTTGTTACAAATGACGGTTGAAGAGAGAAAACGATTACGTGTAAAAATCAAAGAAGGATTACCAATGAAAGAAAAGATTCAGAATTTAGTTCATGGTGTGACAGTGAATTCGGAGAAATATGATTTATCGTCTTTATTAGATGAAAGTGATCAATTAGAAGTTTGGACGGAACCAGAATGGGGGTTTCCTAAAGGACGTCGAAATACACAAGAAAAAGATTATGATTGTGCCTTGAGAGAATTTTCAGAAGAAACGGGGTATCCTATAACGATTCTTAAAAATATTAGGAATATTATGCCATTTGAAGAAGTATTTATAGGATCCAATTACAAATCATATCGTCATAAATACTATTTAATGAATATTTCTTATGCAGATTCTATGAATGGTCTAAAATCTTATCAAAAAAGTGAAGTGAGCAGTATGGAATGGAAAACGATGGGGCAATGTTTAGAATCTATACGCACTTATAATTTAGAAAAAAAAAGGATGTTACAAAATGTAGATCGTTGTTTAGAATCTACTATCTTTTGTGGTGTTGGAGAGAATACACCGGAAATGTAAATTATGTATAGAATAAAATATACATAATTTATAAGACATATATTATGGTAAAAAAAACGAGGAAAACTAGTGGATCTAATAAGAAAAATATAACGAAAAAAAAATATGCTAATGGTGGTGGTGGTGATGACCCTTTGAATGGACTAGTCAACCTACAGAAAAATCTGGCCGGAGATAAAGAGTTAACTGTAAAAAGTGTTTCTGAAACATTACAAAAAACCCCACAAATAGCCAAAGCAAAAGAGGAAGCTATGTCCAAAGCAAACGATGCAGTCATGACTGCTATAAAATCAAATCCACATGCATATGCTGCATATACGGGGTATAGGGCTGCAAAATTTGTTAGTAAATATGCACCACCATTGACTGTAGATATGCCCCCAGATGAAGATTATCCACAAGTAGATGAATTACGAGATATTATATTATATGAACTATTAGAACATCCAAATTTCGCACCAATATCCAAAGATACGCCCGATGATGGTATTCTAGAACATACACTAGCAAATTCAAAATTATGCCAAATTATTGAAGATCATTTGAAATGTGACCATACACATACATTATTGGTCAACACATTTATAGAATTTATAGAGAAAAAGGTATTGAGCTCCCATTATCATAGTAAAACCGAAGAGAATGATAAATTCATAAATAGTATGGATATTTTTTATCGCCATGGATTGTCTAAGATTATCAGTAAAATATTTGAAGAAATCACCACAGACGAAAAAGCATTGAAATCTTTCTTGCAAGAATTAGAGGGACGATTTTTAAAAATGAAAGACGAAGATCTGATCGAGGTTTTAATGAGACAAGACTTGTTATTTGAACTGATGGATGATGACCATATAACTAATCTGAGTAAAGGTATGGATGAATCCCAACTTGGCGCATTAATGATAGAATTATATAATAAAGAAGAATTTGATGAATTATTAACACAAGTCGAACTAAACCCAGAAGAGATTAACACTTGGAAAAAAAAATACGAATACTATTTAGATATCAAAAAAGAAGAAGATGCCGAAAAACGAAATGATATAGTAGAAAAAATCAAAAATAATTTGTTCACACCACCAGAATCAAACCAAGAAAAATATATATATGTAGAGATTCCAGATCTGTCATGAGTCTAAATAAATGATACTTTCTTTTCGATTTTATCTAATATATCCGGATTATATACTAAATTTCCAGTAGGTTTATATTTTGTGATTGGAGTAAACTGTTTTTGTTCTTTTATAATTGCAGGATTTGCACCACCACCACTGCGTGGATCATTGAATATTCTGGTATTAATATCTTCTATATTCATCGTCTCGGTTTCTCCTTTGGGGTCAGTAATATTTCCCTTTTCGTCTAAAATCTTGCCCGTTTTCTTCTTGAATTCTGCACGAACATATGCTGGAATCCAATTTAACCAAGATACAAATAAAGTATTGGGATGTATATATTTGACTAAAAACCCGTTTTCTTCTAATTTCAATACTAAATAGGCAATACAATCCCCTTTATCGTATATGGGTTCGCCAAATATATATTCTGGCACAGTAAACCAGATATGTTGTTCTTGTAATTTGTTTCGGCTAGAAATAGTGATTCTACGATGCACACGATTTAAAATTTTATTGAATATAGATAATTGTTTTAAATCGCGTTTTTGTTTTTTTTCGTATAATTCATCGATATTCAATTTACGATTCGATTCTTCGTCATCTACATATAAGAAACAAGACATTCTAAATTTGTATTTTATACAGATAAATAAAAATCAAAAATAAACATCTATATTATCAAACATTTTATTTTGGAAAATTAATATAATATGAAACAATACCATTATTTATAATATATGAAAACATTAATTGTAATTAGTTCTAAATCTCCGAATCCAAATTTGTATGATTGTGTAAATCAACTTTATAAAATACAAATTAAAGATAGTCAGGATTATAAAATATGTATCGTAGACAGTGATAGTGATGATTTCATATATTACAACAAAATACAAAATGATTTATTACAACAAAATACAAAATGATTTTGCGGATGTTGAAATATGTTTTGTAAAAAATAAACACTATGAATATGGGGCTTGGAAATATGCTTTAACTACATATCAAAATTACGATATATATTTTTGTATTCAAGATACTACTACAATTACAGAATATATAAATCTAGATGTTATAAATAATAATACGGCATATACATTTCATAATCATAGTGGATATTATTCACATGATTGTATTAAAGATAAAGGAATAGCTATGTTTGAAAATAGTGGATTAGATTATAAATCGATAATAGATACTCATTTTAATTTAGCGCAACATTGTATATTTATTGTAAATAATTATGTCATAAAAGATCTTTTCGATACTCTAATCATCCCACCGATTGACAAAGAAGGATCTTGTATAACTGAGAGAAATTTTGGGGTATATTTTTTATTGAAAAATATTAATACGATTGATTTAAACCAATATATGCATAAAATTCACGGACAACGTCAGTAAATCGAATTATCACATCCACTTTATAGAGTGGGTAAATTGGGATAACACAAAAAAACATAAAAATAATATATATGAATATGTATCGAATATTATTTTTTATTATTATGGCATTGTCTACAATAAATGCTAAAATTAAAAATATAGTTATTTCTGGTGGTGGTGCAGTAGGATTCGCATGTTACGGTGCACTAAAAAATAGTTGTGAACGTGGAATATGGAATCACGATAATATTGAAAAAATATATTCCACTTCTGCTGGGTCTATCATTTCCATATTTATTTCTCTCGGTTATGATTGGAAAACTACCGATGATTATATTATTAAAAGACCATGGAATGAATTATATAAATGTGAATTACCAATGGCGATTCAAGCGATTAAAAACCAAGGATTATTTGGACCACAATTATTGAAAGAAACGTTTTTACCTTTATTTAGAGGAAAAGATATTTCAATTGATGTCACATTAGAAGAGTTATATCAATACAATAAAAGAGAATTGCATTTTATTACTACAGATTATGACACATTTGAGTATTTAGATATTTCTTATAAAACCCATCCTAAATGGAAAGTCATAGATGCAGTATATGCATCTAGTTGTCTCCCGATATTGTTCTCACCATTTTATGGAGAAGACCAAAAAGTATATTTAGATGGCGGAATTCGACTAAATTATCCATTAGAAAAATGTTTAAAAGATGGATGTGATCCAGACGAAATCTTAGGAATCAGATTAGTGTATCCGCAAAATTCAGAAGATAACCAAATGTTACCTTCGCATAATATATTCGAAGTAATCCAAAAAATATTTCATCAATACCTCCATAAATTAGAAATGCCTTATCCTGAAACTCCAATAAAATATCAATGTGATGTGCTGTTAACGTCCATGGATTTAAACGCTATATTCAAATGTATAAATTCAGAAGAAGAACGTGTAAAAATGATCAATTATGGTGTTCAATGTAGTTTAGACCATATCATTGACGAATTGAGTTAAAGCAGAAACGGTTACTTTAGCATCAAAGTCGATCACTTTACCATCTTTCACCATTTTTACAGTAGGGTATCCTTCAATATCATATTTCTTGATCTGTGCAATTACATCTGGGTTTTTACTATCAGTGCAATCTATTGTTTTACAGTGAATCGTATATCCTTTCACTTGTTTATTTTCGTAATTTTTTGAAAAATTATTCCACTCTGGTCTAGCTTTCTGGCAGTAAGGACACCAGTCTACAGTAAAAAAATGAATAGTCACATTACTACCCCCTTCATATACACGTGTGTCTAATTCTCCACTGTTTGATATATTACTGAACTTTTGGCTATTTCTATAAGGGATATAAAAGTAATTATATCCATATACAACGGCTAAAATCAACAATACGATCAATAGAAACATCCACATGGAAAATTTATTAGAAGTGAAAAATTTCACAATAATGTTTTTCAGACTGGCCATTTTATATTATGTTGATATAATTTATTTATTGATTATTTTTTATTTTGACTAACGTATTTCATAAATGCTAAAGAAACTTTAGAAAATAAGTCCATTTCCCAAAAATATATATATCACAAAAATATAAAAAGACTTAGAACATGTCCAAAAATAAGGAAACAAATGAAAAATGGTTAGAACTAGGAGATATTATTCATATTACTGCTCCTACCAATCCCGATTGGCATGATAAAATATTTTTTATTTCTTATATTGATCCTTCTATTATAGAAGTCATTTCCGTCGATTCTTCTATTCCACGTATATTAGATTTTTTAGATATCCAGAAAATAGCGATATTAGAGAGAAGTTCGATAAAAGGATATGCTAAACAAAATGGGTTGTATCCACATATTTGGGTAGATTTATATTTCGGTGGGGAAACTCCTAGAAGTATTACTGCTGAAATTACCAATTTAGAAGAAGATATGATCGAATTGACCACATATCCTGAAAATCAAGTATTATATATCGATTTTGCATATCAAGGTGTCCCTAGAAATATTCCATTAGAAAAAATATGTGTGAGAGAAAAACCGGCGTCTTTTCGTCGTGGAGTGTTTTCTCCAGAAGAAGGCGAGATAGCAGAAGTAGAAGGCGATGCATCGATGGAATATTTAGATAATGGATATATACAGATTGTCTTACCGAAACAGTTCCGTGCAGATGAAAATTATAATGAACGATTACAGAAATTATATAAAGCAGAACCAGAAGAAGACGAAGAATTAGAAGAAATCGTGCAACAATTAGAAATACCAGCTGAACAACAACAATATGGTTTAGAAGCACAAGTCAATGATTTATTAGATGCATTTCTCTCAACCATTCCCGATTATAAACGCACACCTACTGTAATGAATCGTATCTATACTCATATTCAACGATTCAAAGAATTGCGAGAAAAATACTCTATTGTAGATCCAAAATATAATCAAATCGTTGGTGTGAAACGTGCAGAAGAACAACCTTTCGTAAATGCACTTTCCAAATTATCAGTATCTTTACCATGGTGTATTCCTGTGGTCTCTCAAACCAACAAAATATTTGATGATGAAGACAACGTGGTTTCCGAAGAATTCGATGTTCAAGTAAATATGGTAGAAACCGATTTCGAAAATGAAACGAAAATTGAAAATGATACTTTTTACAAGAATAAAATCCCACAAAATCTAGTAAAATATGCCAATATGTTTATTCAAACTGCATCGGTGACGGATTCTTTTGAACCGAATCCGGATTTAGCATTGCATCAAACTGTCGTCAAAAAAGATATGGATGTTATCGTATCGAATGATGATGATTTTAATAGTCATGCAGTATACCATGATTTATTACAAAAATATCGTTTCAGAATACAACGTTATAATCAAGAAATCCGATACACTAAAGATCGTCAAGGAACTACAGATACATTATTTCCGGCAGATTCTCTCGCTTTCCGTTCTCTCGTTGTATTACCAGAACCATTTATTGCATTTTCTAAAATCAAATTACCCAATACCAATTTATTATCAAAAATCAATCTTCATGCGGCATATCCATATTTATTTACATTCTTGAATAAACGAACCGATATACAAACCAATACTGTAATGGTAGATGAAGATAATGTTGAAGCAAATGTATCTTTACAACGATTACAACATTTCGTCTTATCTTCTATAGATGAAACTGCAGAATCCATGGATTCTCCCGAAAAATTAGATGCATTTTTAAAACAATCTATTCCACAATTAAAAACATTAGTAGATTCTTATTTATTGAAACAGAAAAACGTGTATTCTTTTATTGATGCTGTGGACAGATTAGAACCTTTTCTAATTTATATTGAAAATATCACATGGAAAGTCACCAATACCATTAAACAATTATTATACAAGAATATTGACCGATACAATACGGAATCCGCATTGAAATCGGAATTATATAAATCATTAATTCTAGAAAAATATAAATCCGAAATACAATTGGTCTTGAATGGATTATTAGAAAATACTTTGGACAAGAAAGATATCGCTAAATTGTTAGAATTATATGATTTTACAGATCGTAATTTGAATTCTAGTGAATGGATTAAAAATATACACGATTTCGACCAAGGTAAATTATATACAAATTATTTGAAACGTCAATTACTAGAATTGTATACTCCTGATTTTTTATTGCCGGAATTAGAAGAGAACGATTCTGAAAAAGACAAAGACTCTCAAAAATGCTGGAAACGTGTAATTGTCAAGAAATATACGTCATTTAATGATCTGAAAGACGATAATAATCACGCAATAGAAGTGGATAAAGGGTTAGATACTACTAATTATTCTCTCGTTGAAAAATACAAGAAAGAAAATCCGGATATTACCGAAGATGAATTTATCGATTACTGGTCTCAAACATTAACTGCAAAACATGGATTTACTATGGAACACGCATTATCCGAGTCTAAGATATTATTTGATGGAAAAAAGATGGTGGGAGAAGGAGAATATGCTGTATTGGAAGAAGTGCCTAAATTACCTGCCAATATGGATATGGATACGATGTCTGAAGAAGAACGCCAGGATATTGCATTAGAATCCAATATGAAAAAACGAACCATGTATTTTGTAAGAAAGAAAAATGTATGGGAACACGATACAGATTTAGATGAATTTTCTTTTGTGGATCCACAAGATTTATTGTGTAATTTGAAACCAGGATGTTTAAAAACTTCTCGCAAAACATGTGAAAGTGAAGAAGAAACGTTGAACCGATTTAAAAATGTAGATCGTGAGAGAATACGTAAAGAATTCGAATCTAGATATGAATGGTCTAAAGAAGATTATTTGGGAAAAATGGAATTAGAAGAAACCAAATTATCGGAATGGATGGAACAAGAAAAGAAAATACAATATGCAAAACGCACCTTTATTGATGCAAAAGCATATGAATATGGTAAACGTGCCGTGATGCAAGAATTTATAGAATCACCATATGTATCTTTGAGAGACGCGATTTTACAGAAAAATTTAGATTTTGTAACAAAACAACAATATATTGTATTGTTTGTAGAGAAGTTCTGTAGAGAACCTATTGTAGAAGATCCTATGAGAGAAAGCCCCCATTGGAAATATTGTAAAGAAACCAATGTGAAATTAATGCCAACTTCTCTCTTTCAATTAGCAAAAGCATATGAATCCGATTTACCGCTGACCAATAATATTCCTAAAAGATATAATGCTACTTTGAATCGTTTGTGTAATACGGTAGGTAAGTTAAGTGATGACGGAGATGCATATATTGATAAATATAGTGGATATATCTTGCGAAAAATCGAATTGAGAGAAGAAGGATTTGAAATGGACATGGGAAGTGGAGAGAATGAAGATTGGAATGAAGAACCAGTTGAAATGGCGGAAGTAGTGATTCGTAAAGTTCATCAAAACGAAGTCGTAAAAGTATATACCAATGAAGTAGATCAGAGATTATATAATATTATTAGCACCATTTGTAGAAACATGTATATTCATGGGGAAGAAAACAAGGAGAAAATGATGCAACTATGTGGTGCTTGGTTAAAACTCGCGAAATTATTCCCTTCTGAAAGCACCTATAAAGCACAAACCGACCAAGTCATGAAAAAGAGAGAACAAGATCCTAAAATCAAGATTCCCGATTCTTTTGAAGTTTTCAATAAAAAACGTCATATTGCAATTGCTGCGCTTTCTGTTTTAATTGTAGTGCAAACCGCTATACCCGAAATACCAATTGATCGCACTTTTTCTGGATGTGTGAAATCGTTTACAGGATATCCATTAAAAGACGGACAAGACGATTTATCTTCGATTACTTATCTCGCATGTGTTTTAAGAAAAATATATTCCCAAAAAGAAGATGCAAATTTAGTTCCAAAAGCGAAAGGTGATTTGGAAAATCTGCTTTTGAAATATTTGAAAGATCCTGTATTACTTCAACCCCAAGTATTATCAATGTATGATTTGAAACGTGCATATTTACTAGAAAATCCATTAAATGAGAATGTCCCCAAAGAATTAGAAGTCGATTTGAAATGGCCACATTTCTTACCTCCTGTATTCCCGATTTCGATACCTGCTAAACAGTTACAAGCGATTTCTCCCGGTGGACAAACTGCATTGAATGTTTTTTTATCAAAAGTGAGAACCTGTTCTCTGGCAGTAGTGCAATATATTCGTGAAATGGTATCTAAAAAAAACGTGTTATTTCAAACCAAATCCGGATTTCCATTCTTACAAAATGCATGTTGTGATGAACCTTTACAGTTCCCGCCTATTAGTGCATTGGAATATTTCTGGGAAGATCCTGCAATTGAGAAAATGGTGGGTATTTTAAATAATATGTCTCAGAAAATTGCAGTAATGCAAACTCGTCGAAAAGCATGGGTATTATTAAAAGATAAAGTGAGTCCATCCGAAAAAATACCCACAGAAAGCGCGAAACCCCGTAATATTATTCATTCTTATGAACCCGCACTATATTATGCCGCATTAATACATTACTGTAAATTAGATTCTGAAATATATCCTATTCCAGTAGAATTAGAAACCTTTTGTAATCGAAAACCTACGGGAGATGAAGCATATAATAGTAAATGGTCTATTGCTGAGAAAATGGCATATCTAGAAAAACATCAAATTAGAACTGACGCTGTAAAAACCATTGAATTGATGAACGTGGTAAATCGTAAAAATCAAGTGTCTATAATGTCTTCTATGGATGTTTCTTATAAACAAAAAATACAAACTGCACTAGAACAATTTCAATCTGCGAATCACGATTTACCGACTGTATTCCAATTGGTTTCTAAATGGATTGAAAAGAGAGAAACAGCAGCAGGACCAGGACAAGCTTTAGACCAAGAAAAAATCAATTATAGCAAATTGAATGAGAAAATGAAATCGGATTTATTATCCTTTATTTCTAGAAATGCTTCTGTCAAATTAAATGCGAGAGAACTAAATGCAAAAACGAAAGCTTTATACGCCATAAATCCAGAAATACCTATATCGAATATAGCCAATTACATGAAATTCGTCGTATATCGATTTGGTATTGTATATCCTGCATTTTTACAAAGCGAAAATATGGAAAAGAAAATACCAAAACATTGGGAATTATTATTTGACGATGTTTCTTTTCTAAAAAAAAATACTCGCACTTATATGGAAATTTTAAAACCCTATATTAAACATACCTTATTATCTCCCATTTTTGAGAACTGTATCGAACGTATTCGTCCATTATTTGATTTTATGGAATACGCTACCGTTTCGGTTCCATCCAATGAATATTACGAATTGGGATTATTTGTAGTGCATTGTATGTTTTTAGTATGGATTGGACTGATTGATAATCCGAATATCTATAAAATAGTCACACGTCAAATCCGAGAGAACGTAGAAGAAGAAAAAGATGAGATGCGACAACGAAGTAATTCCAATTCACAATTAGCAGTAGATGAAGCCGATGAAGATATTTTAGAAGTGGATATTACTTCCATGCAAATGGAACAGAGAGATGAAATGAAACAACAAGTTGCCGATTTATTTTTAGCAATGATCTCTACTTTACAAACCCGTGCACAAATAAATGCAAAAGAACCAGTGATGATGTCTTATGCTGATATTATGAGAGAAGTAGATTATTCGAGAGATCGTGAGAAACAACGATTAAAAGACAGATTCAAGAAAATGGATACCGAAGAAAGAAAAGCGGAGATGGTATTAAAGAAATTACATTTAGGAGCATTTGCAGTAGATATGAAAAATATTAACAAATATGGTAAAAACATTGGATTAATGGGAGAAAAAGACGAAGAAGAATTAGCAGAACAAGCCGAAATCCAAGAATTAATGGAATTAGAACAAGATGAAAACGAAAACGAAGAAGTGTTTTTAGAAGAAGGAGATGGGGATTCTAATTTAGACGAACAGGGAGAAGAGGAAGATTATGACGATATGAATGAATATGCTTATGATAATTATTTTGATGGAAATTATGATTAGGTAATTTTATTATCTGAGAGAAAAATAAAGCAATAAACATATTATTGTAAAATATGTGGATTCCTAAGAAACTACTACGATTATATAAAGTCCAATTTGCTATATTATTTTTCTTGTTATCTTTCGGTCTATTTCATTATTTAAAACCTGCATTTGCATATCAAGAAAACGGCGCATATCGACCATTTGGTGTAGGTTATAAACATAAAACCGTGGTTCCAATATGGATAGTTGCTATCATTTTAGCCATTTTCTCCTATTTATTAGTATTGATGGGTATTTCTTACTTATAAGGTCTTTATGGATAATATATGATTATAGGATATATCATATATTATGACTACAAATTACATCATTGGTATGGTCTTAATGACCATCATTGTATTAGTATTATTACTCAGTTTAAAACGTAGA